CGAAGAGGAAATCACTTCTGTTGACTATAACAATGTTAAAGCTCTGGTCAACGGTGACGTTGATACTTTCGGTGGCTTTAAGTTTGTAGTTGTTGAAGATCGTGCTGAAGGTGGTCTGACTACAGCAGGTGACATCGTTGATTCATACTTTTTCTCTCAGGACGCTGTTGGTCTTGCAATCGGTATCGACATTAAGACTGACGTTGATTGGATTGCTGATCGCACTTCTTGGTTGTGTAACGGTATGCTGAAGGCTGGTGCTGTTTCTCGTGACGGTCTTGGTATCGTTAAAGTTCAATACGACAAAACTGCATAAGGGGAATTATCATGGCTTTTGAAAGACAAGGTTTATCAAGAATTGGAGGTGCTGGTAGTGGTGGCACTTTATGGATGTATAATGCTTCTGAAGCTCCTGACAATGCTGCTGGCCCCGTCCTGCAACTTGTTAGCTACTTTGATGAAGCATCAGATGTTCTCCAAAAGGGTGATCAGATTAATGTTACTCGCGAAGTAGGCACAGCTTACTTGCACATCACCTATGTTCGATCAATTAGTGCGGCAGGCGTTGTTACTACAGCGGCTGGAACAACCATCACTGATTAAGTAGTAAAACTGAATGGGGCTGCTCTGGTGGCCCCTTTCTTTACATATAAAGGTTTTTTATGGCTTCAAAGTTAGAGTTAATTAATAGTGCGCTCATTCTTATTGGTGATGTTCCATTAACATCTTTGACTAGCGGTACTCGCGCTCAAGTTGTAGCCACAACGTTGTATGACAATATTGTTCAGAGTGAACTTAGTAAGTTTCGCTGGGGCTTTGCTCGGACTCAAGCGCAACTAACAAGAGTTTCCATTCCTGGTTCAGACCCTACTGAGGGTGTTGTTCCAGAGTTTGAATGGCAGGCAATGTATTATCTTCCTTCCGATTGTTTGTCTTTGACAAGAATAAACCCATCTGTGCCGTATCAAATTTATGCTGATATTGAATCACCAGAAACCGCAAGCACCCAGATAGTTTATTGCAACTTTGGAGCTGCAACGGTTGATGAAGATACTGGTTTTTATTCCACAAAACTATTTGCTGATTACACGCGAAATGTTCCAGAAAATGAATGGCCTGCATACTTTTCTAAAATGATTGAGTATGCGTTAGGCATGGACTTTGCCCCATCTATTCGTGATAGTGCGGCCTCTATGGAGTTACTAGCTAACCAGTATTTGAATGCTAGTCGTATGGCTCGCTTCACTGATTCACAGCAACACCCACAAACACCTATTCAGGATCGCCCATTTATTAACGTGAGGTACTAATGCCTAAGTCACAATTCATGCAAACCAGCTTTGCTAGTGGTGAGTTGTCACCATTACTAATGGGCCGTACCGATCTTGAGCAATACTACAAAGGCGCACAGGATGCCGAGAACGTAGTCATTGTGCCGCAAGGTGGGGTTAAGCGCAGACCTGGAACTAAGTTTATAGATTCTATTCAGGGTACAGTTGTAAGGCAAATAACCTATACGCCTACAGTTGGAGTTAATGGCGGAAGTCCTCCAAATCTTAATGACGGCAATGACAATACTTATTCGATAGCTAATGCAAATACTAGCGCCACACCTAAATGGTTATTAGCAGAATATGATGTAGGTGCAACTCCGTTAGAGTTTGAGTTCATTGATGTTAGAGCCGCTACAATATTGTTAAATGCAAATACAGATAATATTGCTGCTAACATTTTTATTGAGTGGTCAGAAGACAATACTAACTGGACTGAAGTTGGCAGTTTCCGCATTAATGACACTTCTGAACGAAATCACAGAGTTAAAATTGATGGGCTACAAAAACAATATTGGCGCATTGTAACAGACCTTGTAGTTCAACAAGGCTATTCACTTCGTATTGGCGAGTTTAATTTAAAGTCAGTAATTGCAAGTCCTAATCGTAATATTAAAACATTTGGTTGGGAGTATGCTGCTGATCAAAATTATCTTTGCGTCCTAACTAATAGTAACTTACGTTTCTATCGTACTCCGCATAATGGCAGCTTAGAAACAGTTTATGTAGCTGATGTTATTGTTCCATTTGTAGGGTCAGATATTAAAGATGTTAAAGTCGCTCAAACAGAAGGCGTAATGCTAATGTTTCATGGTGACTACCCAAGCCAGAGAGTTGTATTTGATGGCACTGATAACCCTGATGGTTTTACTTCAGGTGAGGTTCCGTTTGCCAATGTGCCTGAGTGGGATTATGACGACAAGTACAGCCCTGTTCCTGTTACTTGCATTCAAGATATTCAATTTAATAATTTTGATAATGGCGAAACATATCAAATAGATGTGCAAGGCGTGTTAAGTAAAAACATTACTTTTGCTGGCGATGGCAATAATGACCCAGAAGAGAACTCTGCTACAGCATTTAACTTGCAAAAAGGTTTGCAAGATATGCCTGTCTTTAATGACACAGGGGTTGCAGTAACAAGAACTGGCGTTGGCACATATCGCATTGAAATAGCTAACGAGTCTGCGGATAGATTTGAATTGTTTTCTGGGTTCCCTACTTCTTCAAATGCAGGCACCACAGATACTATAGGCTTTGCTCTTATTCAACAAGGCTCTCCAAGACATGAGCCTGTATGGAGTGTTAAGCCTGACGGCTGGGCAGCATCTCAAGCTTACATTGTTGGCGATAAAGTATTGACTGTTGCAGGTAACTGGTATTCTTGCACTGTTGCTGGAATATCAGCAGCGGCAGGTTTTGGCCCAACAGGAACTGGAGATGCAATTACAGATGGAACTGTCACTTGGAAATATGTTATTGAGAGAGGATACCCTAAGCAGGGTGTTTTTTTTGAGGGCCGACTATGGATAGGTGGTGTAAAACCAAGACAGCAAAGTTTGTTTGCTTCAAGAGCTGGATCACTTTTAGACTTTTACAGCATTGAAGGTGACGATGACAATGGTATATTTATTACAATTGATTCTCGTGAGCTAACTAATATTGTAGATGTGAACCCTGATCGTGGACTGCAAGTATTTTGTGCAGGAGCAGAGTTTACTGTTACCGGTTTAACGCCAGCAACTATTAAAGTAGAAGCACAAACTCAGCATGGTTCATTTAATTTGGAAGCTAAATCTATTGATGGTGCAACTTTATTTGTGGACAAAAACGGTAATACGCTTCGCCAGTATCTTTATAGCTTTAATGAAGATGCCTACACTTCCAATGATTTGTCGGTACTGTCTTCTCAGTTAATTAACAGGCCGCGAGATATGGCTATTTTGTCCGGCACTACAACCGAAGATGCAAACTGGGTATTTCTTATTAATGAAGATGGTAATGGCTGTGTTCTTAATACAATGCGTAACCAAGACATTAATGGTTTTACTCGGTGGTCTGGAATAAATCAAGGCGATAATGATGGTAGCGGAGTAATTAAAAAGAACACCTTAGAATCTTGTTCTGCTATTGGCGATGAAATGTATGTAATACAAAGTAGGGATAATAACATACCTCTTGGTTCTATTGATATTGAAAAGTGGGACTTTGATTACTTGATGGATTCAAGCTACAAAGTTACCGTTACAGCCGCTAATCCAAATGCAGATGTATTTGTTCCTATTTCAAAAGGAGCAAGACTTCAAGGTTATACTATAAGTGTTAATGCAGACGGTGACGTATTAGCTGACAGACCCCTAATATTTAGCGGTGGCAATTACGGAGTAACAATTACTGCCGCAGAGCTTGATGGATTTACCACAAGAGACTTAGAAATTGGCTTAAATTTTCCTGTAAAGGTTAAGACTATGCCACTCAATACTAATCCTGGAACTCGTGGTGGACAGAACGCTATGAAGCGCAAGAAAATTACTAACATTAACTTGCGTGTGTATGAAAGTGCAGGCATCTATATTGATGGCAATGCTGTACCTATTAGGCAGTTTGGCGATGCTCAAGACACTCCACTGAATACCCCATTTATTCCTAGGACTGGTATCATAGAAGACGAGAATGTTGGCAATGGTTGGCTAACAGAAGTAATTCCAGAGATCACAGTACCAGACGCTACACCATTTCACTTACAATCAATTCAATATGAAGTAGAATCATCATAAGAGGTTAAGCATGGCATTTCCATTAGTGGCGGCTCTCATTGCAAGTACAGCAATCCAAGTAGTTGGTGGCCTGTCAGCGGCTAAGTCCCAAGCAGAAGAACTTGAACGTCAAGCAGAGCAAGAAAAATTTGCGGCAGAAGGTCGTGAATTACAGCGCCAAGAAAAGTTAAATGCTGCTCTTGCTGCTAATGCCGTAGGAATTGCGGCTAGTGGTATTAAAACAGAAGGCTCAGTTGCTAGTATTGCGTTAGAAAATACAAAACAAGCTAGTTTAACTGGAAGTGTTATTGGGCTATCTGACCGACTTGCTTATGCTCAAAGACAAAGGCAGGCATCTAATGTTCGTTCCGCTGCCCCATACCAAGCAGCAAGCACCATGTTGTCTGGTGGTGCAAGTGCTTACCAAGCATCAGTTGATTACTAAATATCAGGAATTATAATGGCTAAACAACCTAGACAAACAAGAATTGGGTTTACTGGAAAGTTTACTCCTACTGGTGTAGATCAAACTGCTGGGGCTAAAATGCGAGCATTGGCTGGTTTAGGCCAAACTATAGGCGATACCGCTATGGCTATAGGTAGGCCCATAATTGAAGCTGAAGCTGCTGAGGCAGGCGCACAGGCCGCAGAGCAAGCGCGTACAGTTGACCCTTCAACTGGTGAAGTAACATATGGTGAAGTAGATAAGATGTCTGCTTTTAAAATTGGTGGCGCGCAATTTAATCAAGCCGCTGAAGCTAAAAAAGAAGAGCTTACTAGAAATGCAGTAGCGGATTATACTGCCCAGCTAAGTAATCAATCTAGAGAAATATTAGCTAAATTTGCAGAAGTGCATAAAGATGATCCTGTTGCATATCAAGACGCTGCAAACAATTATTTAAGTGGAACTGTAAGTGCAATTAAAAACCCTGAACTAGCTGCTAGAGTGCAAGCGGGATTAGGAGACAAGATATTTAGTGATGGCAATGCACTTCAAGAAGCCTATGACGTTAAAACTTTAAATACTCAGATTACAAATGTTACCAAAGAAGCCTCAGATTCTTTTGCTGAAGCTGAAAGACTTATTGTTAAAGGTGATGCAATTGGTGCAAGAGCTGAACTTGATAAGTCAATAACGGCTCTTCAAGAAGTTGCTAGAATGAACCGTGACTTTGATGTTGAAACTGCTGTTGCCGATTTAGAAAGAAATTATGATGGGCTGCAATTAAAGGCTTCTGTGAGTAATGCCGCAGATAACGGTGACTTTGCTGCTGCTAATCAAATTATTATAGATGCAACAAAAGAAGTGCCTTCAAACTTTACTGAGGCTCAATGGGAGCAAACTACTAACAAAGCAAGGTCTGCCCTTGTAAAACAAAAGTCTCTCTTTGATTCTGTACAAGCAACTGCCACTGCTGAAGATAAAGCATTCGTTAAGAGCAGCCTAACTTTAATAGAGTCTGGCCAACCGCTTTCTCCAGAAAATATGGTTAAGTTAAATAATCTTGCTGCGGGTAATCCTTTAGCGGAAAAAGCAATTACTACTGCTACAAATACATCTGTGTTTATTGCAATGCCAGATTCCCAGCAACTTGAATTGATTGACGCTATAGACCCTTCAGACCCAGATGCTTTAGACCAGTACAAGTCTTACTTAATGGCTCGCAACAATGTACAGAAAGCATTAAGAACTGATTCGTGGGGTACTGCTATACAGCAAAATACTATTACTGAAGAAGAATTAGCCGACTTTGCAGAGTTTGATGTAACTAGACTTTTGGAAACTAATTTAACTGATGCAGAACGAGCTGATTATCAACAGGCTTATCAAAGAAATAAAGAAATTGCTGCTAGATTAAGTGAGCATTATGGGTTTACATTTGCGCCACTTGATAACCAACAGATTCAAATTTTAACTAACGCTATTCCTGGAATGACTCCTGGTGAGCAAGTTGAGTTAGCTGAAAGTATTGGCCCTGACTCTCCAATGCTAAATATTCTTTCAGAAAAGAATGCTACTCTTTTTGCTGTAGCAGCAACTATAGAAAATTCAAATACTCAAAGAGCTATTTTTGAAGGGCAACAACTTCTTAGCAGTGGCTCAGTTGATCCATATAAAGATGTTGCAGACGCTATGCGTACTCAGCTTTTTGAAGTTGTTGGTGATACCTTGGGCGATGTTGCGAGAGGGCAAACGTATGAAGCCGCAAAAGCGTACTATGCTTCTACATTTGTAGGGGAAAATATTGTCTATGACCCAGGTGATTTTGCAAACGCTATTGAAATGATTACAGGAAAGATTAGAAACGCAAGAGGCGTAAAGACTATTCCTCCTTCGTACTCCGAGGGCAATAATGACGGAACAGTTGATAATCTTGAAGGGTTTATTGATGACATGGATTTAGAGACTTTTCTAGAGTTAGGCGGTGAAGCTGATCCATATACAAAAACTTTGCCCGTTGTTCGTAGTGATATTCAATTTGCAACTCCTGAACCTGTAACAGTAGAAGCTGATAGAAACTTGGAAAGAATGCAAGGCAACAATTATAAGATAAGAGCAGCGTTTGGAAAAAATAATTACAAGTTTGTTACAACTCAAGGAATTGCATTAAAAGGGGCTGATGGAAATCCTCTTGTTATTAATGTTAATGAAGAAAGAATGAATGCTTATGTTGCCAGCAAGAATGCTAAACGTATGAAAAAGTATGGCAGCTTTTTGGAAAGTAACAGGTTTGCTCGTGATGTTATGGGATTGTTTGAGCCGGAAGGGTCGCCTTATTTTGAGGCAACTAAAGCAGAGGAGTTTACTTCAACAGGGCAATTCGCAAAAGAATTACTTACTCTTGGCGGTCTTGATGGTGAAAAAAGAACTCCTGAAAACCAGGGTATGACTCGTCCAGATGGCTCTGTAAAATCAGAGGTAGGGTACTTGGGGCCAATAGTTAGAGATGATGGTGGGGTAATGACTGAATACTCAACGAATGTTGATGACATAAATGCGGCCTTTGCTGACAGCAAGTTTTCCCGCATAGACGAGCGCGGCATTAAAGTTGTTGACTTCCCTACCCTTGTCCCTACCCTAACTAAAGAAGAAGTTGAAACTCTGCGAACACTTCCAGAAGGTGAGCGTGTGCCAAAAGAAATAATAATTAAGGCAGCAGATCATGCAGCTATGAAGCTCAAGCAAGGAAAGAGTCCTTTCTACCAAGGCGGGAAATAATTAATGAATCTTCTTTCAGAACGTGATGCAAGATCAGAACTTGAAACTTTAAGTCTATCAAAAAGTGGGCCTGACCCTAGCAGAGAAGAAACTTTTGATGCTGCTTTTGGATTCGCGCAAGATGAAATGCTTTCTATTTCTGGGTTTTTAAATAACCAAGGGTTTTGGGATCGAAGCAATCAAATTAACCAAATGAAAGCTGATGGTTTTGATTTTACGCCTTATACAAACGAAAGAGGCCAGATTGATTATAATAACTTGGCTGCTAATACCGGCTTAATAAAAACAGACGGTGAGCTTAGAACAGAAAGAAATGAAATTCTTGGTGAGCGAAGAGCTTACAATCAAGACATTATGGATAGAGGCCCAGCAAGCAGCACATTTTTAGGCATGGCTGGTGCAATGTTGTTTAACGACCCTATTAACCTTGCAACTTTACCTATTGGGTTTGGTACTGCGGCTAAAGGACTTAGTCTGTTGGGCCATACATTGCGAGGGGCTCGAAATACCACTGCTGTTGCTGTTGCCTCCGAACTTGCTATACAACCTTTAGTGTTTACCCATAAGCACGACATTAACTCCCCTTATGAAGTAGAAGATGCAGTTAAAGTGATTGCGTTTACTGCCGCAACTGCTGGAGTTTTGGGTGGAACTATTGGTGGCATAGGAGGTTATTTTACAAGAGCCGCTGAAGTTGCTGCTGCTGAAGCTGTTAGATTCACTAGCATTGGACAACAAATACCAGCTAGTGTTTATGGTCGTGGATT